TACGACCATAAAAGCAGTTGGATCACGATAACCAACGTCGAGACCAGCAAATACATCCATGCGGCGAGTATCAAGCTCTTCATTATTGGCGATACAGGTTTCGTGATTGAAGTTCCAAATTTGGCCTTCATAAGTGTTAAAGTCCGCTTCATATTCTTGTCTAAATTCTGCATCGGACATAGACTTTTTAGCTTCTTGTATATCCAACTCAGACATACGCGGATTATCTTTATAAGTAGCTCGTATCGAGCACCACTCTGGAAACTCATCATTAAATCCTCTGTCAAAAAATTCTGCAAACCAGTTGTTCCTGCCTCGAGGAGTAGAGATAAAGATAGCCTTTGAGTTATCTTTATCCAAAGTAGGTCGAAGTGCGACATTAAAGGCATCTTTGCCGTCTGCCAACGCCGCCTCGTCAAATATAATTAAGTCGTAGCTACGACCTACACAAGAATCAACCTGGTTTACAGAACCCATTCGAACTGTTGAGCCATTTGTCAGCTCAATAACTTTATCTTTTGCATTATCTTTCGCTACCTCTAAGTCAAAGTGCTTAATTAGATTTCTTTGTAAGTCAAAAGAAATCTGAGACAGCGAGTAATTGGGGGACATGATTAGAATGTTGGAACCGGGAACTAACGATACAAGTTGCCCGATTATGTTTGCGATATATGTTTTGCCTTGCCGCCTTGAGACTGCCGCACAGACAAATCTGTACTTAGGATTATTGATCGCATTTATGATTGCTACCTGAGAAGGTAAGGGTGTAACGCCCAGCAGACTCAGGTAAGGGTCTGTAGGCAGCTTTAAGAAGCGTGTCTCAGATTGTAAATCTAGTATCTCTCCGCAAGATACATCTGCTCGACTAATTTGAACAGCCATAATTTAGTCCTGTTTTTGATCGTCAAGAACTTCTTCATTTCGCTCAATCCAATCTTCAGAGTCTGTGTTTTCATCGCCTTGAGTAGCTTGACGATAGTAAATAATAATTTCTTTTTGCTGACCAATATATCTTTTCAGCTCTTGTAAATTATACGCCATGTTTTCGTAGTCTTGTGGCGTAATACCAAAGAGCACATAAGTACCGCTTTGCATTTTTTCAAGCTTTTTTACTTGCTCTTCAAAATTCTTTTCTGTAATTACAAAAAATTCTACATCTTGTAAGTCAATTGCTTTTGGTAACGGAGGTTGATATATCTCAAGAGTCTTATACTCTGTTACTGTTTTAATAATTGGTTCTGGCGCTGGCAGAGGTTGCGGTTGTAGTAGCGAGCATCCTCCGAGTGATAATAGTAATACACTACTGAGAATCCGCATTTTCTACCTCCTTGCTTGCCTCTTCAATGGAACGAAATACTGCCTGTGTTCCTTTGTTAATCCTAGGCTCAATTAACCCAGGTTTTGCTCTTGCAAGACGAGTCATATCATGACGTTTAAAAATAGACAAGTACCCATCCATTTCTTGCTGCATAGCATTATTCTTTTCGGTCAAATCTCCCACTGCTTTTAGCTGAGACTGTAAGTTTTGTTCTGATCGCTCTCGTGCTGCCTGCTCTCGTTCAAACGCAGTTTCGAGTCGCATAGCATTCTCTTTAAGAGTTACTGCATTTGCTTCTAGCCTTGCAATTACTGCATCTTTTTGGCTTACTACAGTTGTATGATACGCGTATCCTGCTCCTGCAAGAAGTATCACAATTGGAAGCATTTTAATCATTCCTAGCATTACTTCACCTTTTTAATCTGGTAATTGAACGCTTCTTGCGTTCGTAGCTCAAAAGGTTCTCCAGATACAAGTCGTCCTTTCAAGTGTTTCGGCTCACATTTATCAAGCCATTTAAAGAGATACTCTGTTTTCTTTTGGGGGTCTATCCAAATAGTGACTTCCCACTCGTTGAAGAAAAAACTAGCAATCCAGCGTACCGGCCAGGAGACAATTCTCAATAAAGTTTTCCCAGCGCTTTTCAATTTCTTCTCGCTCTTTATAAGTAGCATATAGTGCTTCCTTTTGGCTATCCGGAGACTCATGATACTCTATCCACTCTTCCGGAGTCATAAATTTTTTCTTTGGGTAAGACACTCCAAGCTCAAAACTGTAGTACTCCTGCCCTGTTACCAAGTCTTCGTGTATCTCAAGATTTGGTGACATTGCAACACATCCTGTTAAAAACAGTAATGGTGTTATTTTTTGCCAGACCATGCTTGAGCACCAAAGAATGCAGCTACAATACCAGCTACGGAAACAAAATATACTGAAGCCATTGACCCTAGTATTTCTGCAGCTTGATGAAGCCCCATGACCTCTGTAGTCATTACTGTAGCAGGATAAAGTAGCATACCTGCAAGTGCAAACCATGTCATTTTTCGCTGCGCATCTCGCATTGCATCTTGGTCTTCTAGCTCTTTTCGCTTGAACTCGAGATACATCGCTTTTTCTTGGTCGTCAACTTTGTTATCACCATTTACATCTGCTGGATGATAGCCGGCTTTTTCAATATCTTCTCCCACTATTTTTTCCACTTTGCGATGGCAAGTTTAAGTGCCACGTCTTGAGGAAGGTAGAACCAGTAATACTTTTTGTGCCCTAGCTTTTCCATTTCCTCCCACTCGACAAACTTCTTAGTCCAGTTGTCTGCCCAGTGTTTTCCAAAACGAAGAACGGCGTGTCCTCCTCCGTTTTTTGTAGTAACTCTACGAATTTGTGCTTTACCAGTAATAAGATAAAACCAAAACTTCCACATAGACTTACCACTGATTAAATATAGTAGCGTAAGTGCGTAATCTTCACAATCACCTACGTAAGGGTGCTCTTTCATGATTTGCCAGTGTTCTCGCTTTGCGTACTGGTCAATATCATACTTATATGCCCAGCTTGAGTTTAACTCTTCAACTTGACGATCAAACATTACCACTTCACCTTATCAGCCCAGTACGCTGCTGACATCTTGCCTTTTGCAATATTCTTTGCGTGACGAGCTTTAAAACTCTTACGCTTTGCTTTCATTGCGGCACTTTCGCCTTTTTTTGGCTTTCCTGCAGTCTTTGCACCTTTTTGCCCAAATCGAATCGTTTTGATTTTGTCACCTACCTTTGCTACGACAATATGGGACTTCTTTGGGTGGCCTGGAGTACGACGAGGTTTGTTGTACCCTTTTACCCGTGCACGTGCTAAACGAGGATCTTTCTTTCTACCTTTTCTTCTTGCCGCCACGTCTCATTCTCGCTTTCCGCTTGGTAAATGTTTTTACCATAGTCGGCTTGCCTCCTGGATTGCCTGCTGCTCTTTTACGACGAATAGCGGATTTTTTCTGAGCTTTTGTCATACGAGCTGCTTTTGCTGCAGGAACGCATTTTGGATATTTTCCTTTCTTTGAAGTCTTTCGACCGCAGGCGTGATAACCCCCGCCCTTTTTTGGACGGGAGATATCTACCCATTTTTCTTTGAACCACTTAGTGAGTCCACCTTGGGGCTTAGCCATTATAGCTTACCTGCACCCCACTTACCCCAGGCCCACCAAGCTACCATTCCTACTACAACTCCGATTACAAATTCCATATTATTTCCCCATGCGGTATTTACCGCCTCGGCTTTTGTAAGTTTTTACTAGCCATCCGTTTGCGTAAGCTGAAGGATAAACTTTAAATTTACGTTTTGCTTCAGCTTTTACTCGTGCATACAGTTTTTTGTTTGTAGGCACTGGGCGTTTTTTGGCAGCTTTACGCTTACCTCTTCTTGCCGCCACGCTTCTTTTTCATGATTGCTTTTCGCAATGCTGGAGGAAGTTTCTTCTGCTTTGCAGTCAAACCGCCCATAGACTTCTTTTTCTTACCACCTTTTTTCTTCTTACCTTTTTTACCGCCGTGTCCATAATGCCCTGGCATTAGTCTTCCTCTGCGATAGCCTCTTCTAAGGTATCGTATTCCCGAACTTCGGGTACTGGGAGTGGAGCTTCTTTTTCATGCTCTGCTACCATTTCGAAGATTTCATTAAAATCTTCTGAAGCATGAAGAACTGCTCCGTTTTCACTAAGAATCCACTTACCGTGCTTCTTAAAAATATGTACATTTTCCATAACTGTCTCCTAGGAAAAGGCTAACATTAGTAGCCCGATGATTAGCCCTATATTGAATCCTATAGAGCAAGCAAAAATAAAGTCTTTTAAAAATCTCCGTCGTTTTGGTTGAAATTCATATTCAATTGGCATCTATTTCATTAGTAGCGTCACAATGACACCCGCGAGGAAGAGTATCATACTTCCTGCACCCATGATAAGACGGTTTTCCATTCTTTTAATACCCTCTTCAATATCCATAAGGCGATTAAAAGTGGTTTTCCATCGTTCTTCGCACTGTGCTTCGTGCTGTGCCATCTCGACTTCAATTTCTCGTACTCGCATATCAAGATTATCAACTCGTTCGGCTGCCGCGAGCATTCGCTCTGTATTATTGTCCGTCGCCATTTAACAACTTCTCCATGAGTTTACCATAATTACCTTGTCCGAATGGAAGAGCTGCATCGTTTATCTGAACGTTTGTTTGATTACGAATATTAGTCGTTTCGGCTTTTAGTAAATCTGCTTGCGCTTTGATTTCATCCATGCGCATTTTGTGTGCCATCTGTAGTAAGTCCGCAAGATCCTTCGAAGAATATACACCAGTTTCTTGTGCTTCGTCTAGCTTACTTGCAATCATCTCATCGAGCACAGTAGCAATGTTATTTTTGTTGCGATACCCCATATCGAGATAAACGGTATCAATGTATTTCTTTACTTCACGCTTGTTGAGAACCTCAACGACTTGATTTTCGGGTACTCCCATAAACTCACAGACAGCACGAATGTTACCATACTGCAAATAACAATTGGCGACTTCAAGACCTTCTGGCGATATTGTCGTAACTTCTTTACCCATTTTGCAATTCTACTCCATACCAGTTGCAAAGTCAAGGTTTATTTTTGGTACCTCAGTCCGCTAACGGATTGTCCAAGGCTTTTTGTAGTTTTTCTTCGAGATCGGATTCGAGTTTCTCCATATCGGCTTCGATCCTGTTTTCTACATCTCGCATCGTATCACGCACATCTTTCTCTGTTTCACGAGTGAGTTCGGACACTTCTCGAAGTCTTTCATCTATATCTGACTGCATGTCTTTAACGCGCGCACTTGTACTA